GTGATTGGATTCCCAAAAGTTGCAATTGTTACCGGTTCTGGGAACACTTATGTTGTTTCAAAAGATTGGAGAGATTTTTTAGAAGTTGGGCAGGTTCTTTATTTGTACACTGCGGATGTTTATTCAACAAGTGGCGAAATCACCGCAATTTCTTCAAGCGGGCCAACTACATTAATAACATTAGACATTGCCTACAATGCTGCTTATACTAACATCGGAAGCAGCACTATATTAATAGAGCAATACACGCCAACATTTGAACCTGATATAATTTCACTTAATACTGAATGGGGTGGTGAAGGTGATGAAATACTTGGGGCCATTAAAGATTCAAGCACCACAATAACTTATGCAAATAATGACGTTTGGTTTGATAGATTCTTTGAGCAGTATAAAATTACTCAAGACAACAAACTTAAATTTATAATCTACAAAGAAGATGGCGCGGCATGGCTTTTAGATTGGGCTGGTATCATTGTGATGGACTTGGTTGAATGGGCAAACGATTCAAAGCCTATCCCGTACACTTTTAAAGCCATTGATGGACTTGCAGCACTTAAATTCTATGAATACACACAAGAAACTTTAGAGCAAAACACTGCTATTAGAAACGTCTTTGATATACTTGGACTTTTGGACTTGTATAAGTTCTGGGGTTCAACCGATGCTTATATTAGAGAATCAATAGAATACAAAAGTAGGGTTTTAGAAGCAACCACAACGGATGCAGATTCACCGCTTGACTACACGTATATTTCTGATAACTTTTTTATTGAGGATGCAAATAAATTCCCTACAAAATTCAAATCTTATTACGATGTTTTAAAAGGGATTTTAGACATTTACTCATGCAGGATGTACATTGCAAATGGCGTGTATTACATTCAGCAAGTACGTAACTTTAAAGAAGAAAGTATCACTTTTAGAGAATACCTTGTTGATTCAAGTAACAATTATACTTATACAGAAGGCAATTATGTTCATCAAAGGGATGTGGGTAACACAACAGAGGATTTTAACATTTTAGCAGGTGGAACATTTGGGTATTATGCAGGTGCCTACAAAGTCAAAATGGAACAAAAAAGACATTTTGAAGGAAGCCATATTAATGAAGATGTTAAAAACATAATTGCAAATGATGATCCTGAAGAACAAGATTCTTATACCTTCCCAATAGGCAAAATAAATGGTGATGGTTTAGGAAATATACAAGTTGCAATTCCGGTGTTTGATTCGCATGGCCGCGATAGTGTTTTGAATGGGAACACATTTGATGATACGTTTTTAAATCCTATCAGAATAACAAACTATGTTGTAAAAGTTATGGTGGCTATTTATAGCACAACCGGCAACAGATATTTAAGGGGTACAACACCAAGAACAAATTCACAATATGAAACCGAATGGACAGATGATTTAGTTGTTCCGGTTGCACAAAGGAATGTTGTTCGATACATTCAAAATGGGGGTAACAATACAACCTTATTTGTAAACACACCGGTAATTAATTTTGACGATGATTTTGAAATTAGTATCACATTTGAATACATTGGCAGGAACGCGAAAATAGGTTTGACAAAATATGCAAATGCAATGGATGTTACCAGAGTGCGCATATTATTCCCTTTGACTGAGGTAAATGAGAACTATGACAAATATATTGAATTAGACAATCCAAGCGGTTTCTTTACAAAGGAAGTTGAACTTGATCCTTTATTGTTTATAGATAGTGCGGCCGATACAAGCACGGTTGTAAAAATACAAATCAATGAGGATTACAATTCTGGGGGGCTTTCATTAGTACCAACAACAACATTTGATGGTGGGTTCCTGCAAGAAAATGGGGATCCATTGTATTTGTTCCTTTCAATCATGCGAGTGTATGAGGCAATGAGTTTGCAATATAAACCAGTTGAAAGAATGATGTCAACAATAGTAGGTGATTACTATCCTTTCTATTCACTGGCTTACAATGACAAAGTCTATGTGTTTAGTGGTTGCACCAAAGACTACACAATGGATGAGGTGCAGGGTGAATGGTTTGAGGTTATTTCAGCAATGCCAGCAGCATCACACAACATAATTACTGACTACATCGGAACCGTTGATGATATTAAACCTTTTAGTGGTGAAGAAAAACACAACACCATAGGTGCATTTAATTCAAGGGATGCAATTGGATTCATTGACAATGTTGAAGCAGGCGCACACGATACACTACCTATTAATCCTTATCAAGGTGACAGACTTTTCAAAGGTGATGTGATAAGCATATTTGATCCAAACAACACAAGCGAAATTGAATACTTTACAGTACGTGAAAATGTGGAAGTTGATGATACTGAAATTCTTGTTAATTTAAAAACAACAACCTTCCCGATGAGACAAGGTAGTATTATTGTGTACAAAAAAGGTGAAACAATGGAATCAAATCGTGTTCGTGCAAACATCTTCCAAATGAAAGGGAACGCAACGGAACCGGATCCAATTTTAAATAACTACATGAATAACGGTGAGTTTATTTTTATAGACAACAAAATCTTTTGGAAGTCTGGAGGCACTTATTATTCAGTTACCGGAGTAGGTGAGTAATGCCAAGCATGCCTAAAAAGGTGTATGGATTTACACCACAAAAGCAAAACAAGCAAGCAGAACAAAAGAACTGGCTTAAGGATAAGGAACACGAAAAGTTCTACAATTCAAAAGCGTGGCGGCACCTATCTTTGTCTTATAAAATGAAGCATCCGGTGTGCGAGGTGGAAGGGTGCAATCAACCATCTTATTACACTGACCACATTATCCCAATGTCACAAGGTGGCGATGAATGGAACGAAGATAATTTTCAGGCATTATGTAAAAGTTGCAACGGAAGTAAAACCGCGAAACAAAGTTCAAATAGCATTGCTATACAAAGAATGTTAAAATAATTACATCAACAACAAAAGTCAATTAAAGATATTTGCAATCAATGATAGGCGGTGCAATATATCAACTTCTAAATGTGTCTGCAATTACTAACTTAGTAGAGCAGTTAAATTACGGACTTGCACCACAAGAAAACTTGTTCCCAAGAATAGTAATCACGGAACGAAGCACACCGGAAAACTTTAAGGATGGTTATTCAATAATCAATCATGATGTAGAGATTAACATTTACGCATCAAAAGCCAAAGATGGCAACGGTGGATTCCTGCAAGCATCAAATATAGCGGATGCAATTGAAACAATCCTTTACAGATATAAAGGAACGGTAGGAAGTAAAAGAATAGACCAAACATTATTAAGTAATCAAGAAATCTTATTTGATAATTCAAGCCAGTGTGCAAGAGTAATCATGGAATATAGCATTAGAGAAAATTTAACATAAAGAAAATGACAATAGAAGAATTAGTTGCACTCAAGGGTGGCAAGTTTGTAGATAGCACAATAACCGGAACCAATAGCACAAATTACCGCTATTTAGTTGTAAATGAGGATGCAGTATTTAGCGCGTTAACTGACACAGATGACAACAACGTGTTGACTGAATGGGGCATAAGTGGCAAGACCATAACCAAAGGAATGATCATTGCACCAGCAAGCGGAAAAGCACTTAAAACGGTAACACTTGCAAGCGGTTCAGTACTTTTAATCAAACTTTAAAATGTACGGGTACGGATACCAATATAGCGCAATTATAAGTGGCGGTGGCGGTAATCCTGCGGCTGCTTTATTTGCTGCTTACAAATCAAGAGTAGAAGCCGATGGCGGTACGGTAGAGAATAACGCTTGCACAATAACCTTTTTAGAATCAATACTATGAGTACATATACAGACGCAAGTTTAGTATTTTATCCTTCGGGATATAAAGCGGGGAGAGCAGATAGCCTAAAACCAACAGATGGAAGTGGCGATTTAACCTTTACAAGAGCAAGCACCGCAACAAGGGTAAATGAGGATGGGTTAATAGAATCAGTTGCAACGGGTGTTCCTCGTATTGACTTTACGGGTGGTGGATGCGGTAAACTGCTTTTAGAACCGCAGAGGACTAATTTAGCGTTGAGAAGCGAGGAATTTGATAATGGAAGTTGGGTTAAAGTTGCTACAACAGTTACTGCAAACACCACAACTTCACCCGATGGAACAACAACGGCTGAAAAAATTATACCATCTGCAACACTTAGTTCCCATTCAATTTATCAGAATATTGGAACGATTGGAGATGTCAGAACGCTTAGTTGTTTTGTAAAAAAAGTTGATTATCGGTATGTAAGTTTACAATATGGAACGGCATCTTCAAGATTTGACTTTGATACATTAACTTTTTCAGGTGGAACAAATACGGGATATGATGTATTACCCAACGGATGGTACAAAATATATGCAACTTTAACTGCTACTGTTAATGCAAGGGCTACAATTTTAATTCCTGACAACTTAGGTAATATTTCTTATGTTGGTGATGGGACAAGTGGAACTTTTGTTTGGGGCGCACAACTTGAAGCAGGCTCTTATCCCACTTCATACATCCCCACTACCACAACTGCGGTGACAAGGGTGGCGGAGACTGCAAGCAAAACGGGTATTAGTGCTTTAATAGGACAGACAGAAGGAACTATATTTTTAGACACAAAATATTTGGCAAACGCTAGTGCTTCTGCTCGTTGGTTTAAAGTGTTTGGGATAAGTAATGAAATTGGATTATCATTTTATACTTTAAATAACGTTAGAGTTTATATCAACGGCACAAACGATGTCATACTTACATCACCACTTTCAAGCAATGGAGTAAAAATAGCATTTGCCTACAATGCAACGGGTGTTGTTTTGTTTATAAATGGCGTTCAATATTCCTTACCAAATGGCGGCTCGCAAATAATGTCATCACTTGATTCTGTTTTATTTGATGCAGGGGTTGCTGCATTCCAACAAGCAAATGTCAACTCATTTATGACTTTTCCTACCCGTAAATCTAATACAGAATTAGCAACATTAACAACGATATGAAATTCCTGAAATTTGAATTTTTAAACGAAGCTGAATGGCTTGTTGTGCGAGATAGTCTTTATGAAGATGACGTACTAATTCCCGAAATAACCGCAATCCACGAGATAGGGCATATATGCTTTGAGAGCA